GACATCCACACTAAGTGGTCAGGGCGGAATTATAACAATTATTATATCAATGCTCCGAAAACCCGGCATACAACGGACGCTCCTCCACACCTTGACGCTGCATATACTCTGTGTCTCGAGACTTGACTCGCCCATCCAAGTAATCCAGCATGGCCTTACGATCACGCGACAACGAGAAAAATTCCATGGGGTGCAACTCCATCAAACCCGATTTATAGAGACGCTCTTGCACAAACTTCTCAGATGAGAGTTTTTCCATAAGACGCTTGCCAACAACGCTCTCCGGAAAACAGCTAGCGACATCTCCCTCTGAATTGGAGGGAAAGGCATTCATTTCGTTGTGAAGCATTTTCTCCACTATTGAGTAACAGAGTATCCAGGCACGTTCATTAACCCCCATAGTATCCAATGCGAGACCAGTTATTTTAGCTATAGTATCGTAGGGAGTAAGAACATCCCCAGTACTATGATAAAGGCGCAATACAAAATCCTCTAATGGTCGCTGTGGTCGGATATTTCCATCCTGCCACACAAAATACCGATGGAGAAAAATTATGCTTGAAACCTCTGGAGAAACGAGTTGGCCTGCTGAATTGAACTGTGAAAAAAGGGATAATGAAGTTCGATATGCCTCAGGTTTCACCCTCATATTCCAGTCCAACAAATAAGTGCGAAACCCATCAGGAGACATTTTCGGATATTTCTTCTCTGAAGCCATACTCCCTATTATATCATCCCCCTGTATCCCAGGGGTAAATGCACCATCACGAATCGCCGTCAGGTACTTAACCTCTCCCGTTGTACGAAAAACTCGAACGCAATAACAACAGCATACTAACACCAAATGCAAGGTGTTGAGAAAAGACGTATTATAATCGCCTGAAAATAATATCCCAACAACAAATCGAAAACCACCTGGCCAATTAACAACATGATATGCAGTATTAGACACTAACCAATCCATCATAACATCCAAAACTGCAGCTTCAAAAGATTCATCCTGCTGGTAACACCACCGACACTCCTGCAACAATATAGCAATATCCATGGCCGTGAAGGCAACGTCCTTCTGACTAATATCCATGCAAAAGAACCGCCTCCCCTTCTCGTCCCACTTCAAATACTCTGCCAGAATACGAGCTCCGCCTCCATTCCAACGGAAGCCCACCAAATAAGGATAACGATTCATCAAGAAATCGTGAATCGCCTGACAAATATATTTCGCTACCTCATAATGGAAAAGTCCCATCAAAAAAAAATGCGGACTTTTTCAGGATCATCTTTGGGCATTCGAAGCTCAGGTTTCATAGCCATCTTCGCGATCACTACACCTATCTGCTTGCAACGCATTTTCATAAAACGGAT